ACAAAAATTAGAAAAAGGTGGAATTAATAATGTCAAACGAGTACTTCAAGATTGACTTGCCTGGATATGCGCCCCTAGAAGTCCTTCTCGTTCAACCAGATGATTTTCTTAAAGTTAGAGAAACGTTGACTAGAATTGGCGTCGCTTCACGTAAAGATAAAATTTTATATCAATCTTGCCACATCTTACATAAACAAGGAAAATACTATATCGTTCACTTCAAGGAGCTCTTTGCCTTAGATGGGAAGCAAGCTGACTTATCAGATAACGATTTAGAACGTAGAAATACAATTGCCAAACTCCTATCCGATTGGGGTCTGGTTAAGATTATAGATGTTACTAAGTTTACCGAGCTTGCTCCTTTATCGCAGATTAAAGTAATTGCACATAAAGATAAGCATGAATGGGATCTACAAACCAAGTATAATATTGGTAAAAAAAGAATAGATTCTGACGAGTAAAAGCATATATAATATATCCCCGGGATGGGAACGTAATAGGCTCTTCTACCTTAGGAGCGTCTAAAGCCGGTACAACGATAAGGTACCCCAGTAGTCGGTAAGCTGGATTAATGATACGCCTTCGGGGTATCGAATTTTAAACTCGCTTAATAGGAGAACTATATGTTTTACGCAAACATGGCTATCGATTCAATTCAAAACGCCAAAATCACCTTCCTCAAACAAACAGTCTAGGAAGAATCCCTTCAAAAACCTTTAGTTGATTTCGTCGAGGCACAACGTGTCTTTACAAAGCAAATTGCTAAGTCTGCAAATGATGTAATGAACATTGCTTCAGAAACGTTTGCTAATGCTATTACAGGTACTACAAAGAAGGGATCATAACATGACATTATTACAGACATTTGGTCCTGGTTTTAAGGACATGGATAAATTTTTTGTTGGTTTTGATGACCAGTTTACTCGTCTAGCTAAAATGCACGACGATATGACAAAAAATATCCCTAACTACCCCCCATATAACATTAAGAAGACAGGCGACAATACTTACGTTGTTGAAGTAGCTGTTGCTGGTTTTGCCAAACAAGATATTGAGATTGAACTTGTTGATGGTAAGATGTTAATTAAGGGTAATGTTCAATCAAACGAAGCCGAAGATAATTTCCTATTTAAAGGAATTGCCAATCGTGCCTTCACCCGTACTTTTGCACTCGATGATCAAATCGAAGTACAAAATGCTGAAATGTTCAATGGTATGCTTAAAGTATTTTTAGAGCGTATTATTCCTGAGCACAAAAAGCCTAAGAAGATCGAAGTTAAAGATACTTCAGAAGCTAAACCTAAAAAAACTAAACCCCAACTACTTACAGAAGATCCACAAGATCGCGATCTGTAAGACTGAGCCTCTTCGGGGGCTTTTTTAATTTGTTCACAAGACAAGGAAAAGATATGTTTAAAAAATTACTAAATATTATGCACGAAGTTAGAAATGCTTTACGAAGAGGTCGAAGTCGACTACCAAAAGGATCATGATCATACTATCACTAATACCTGTAAGAAGAAAAAACTGGGTTATCAAAGCCAGTGTTTTTGATGATCAGATATTAGTGTTTTTTCACAACCCGTTAACACTTGCATATTTCTTTAAAATATTTTATAATGAAGAATGTGCTTATAAATTTATAGAAGAGATTGTTGTAACATGATTAAAATTGTAAAATTAATTACCGGTGAAGAGTTGATTGCAGACGTGACGGGTGGTGATATTACCTTGACATTGTGTAAACCTTGTGTCTTGCAAATGGTCCCTTCACGTCAGAACCCAGATCAACCTATGATGGGCATGTTCCCTTATGCTCCTTATACTGAGGATCATTCTATTGACGTAGATGTTGATAAGATCGTCTGGGATGCAAAACCGGTTAAAGAACTTTATAATCAATATAATTCAGCATTCGGTTCAGGAATTCAACTAGCCGGTCTATAATGAATTATGGAGCAAGAAAAAAAACCTCAACCTGTAGTCCTTGTTAATCCGATTAATTTGGAGGAATGGTTTTGTGAAGATTATAATGATGTTCGGTTTATTGATGGTGTTGAGTATATAAAGGTAAGGAGAGGCTTTATGCGTCACTCTGTATCTATGCGTAAAGAGGCGTTACGTAAAAAATAAGTAACAGTTGCTATTTGGTCTTAATAAATATATAATAGATACATCTACTAAGGAAAAGACATGAAAAAGTTACTTATAATTTTTACGATGCTTTTAGCTACAAGCGCTTTTGCTCAATATCACCGTCATGGCCCTCATTATCAAGGCCCTCGGTACTACGGTGGTGGAGGTTGGGTAGGCCCTCTTATCGGCGGTGCTATTATTGGTGCTGTAATCACGGATGCCGCTAGAGCAAATCAACCTTTACCACAGCCCCCTATCATTATACAACAACCAATTTATCAACCTAATACCTTTAGTTGCCTAGTTCAGGTATACGATCCCATTACAAATACTTTACGTAACGAAGTAATGACTTGTGTCAAACAATAACACACCTGTAGCTCAATGGTTAGAGCAGGGGACTCATAATCCCTTGGCTAGGGGTTCGAGTCCCTTCGGGTGTACCACATTATGAAAACATATACTGCTGAAATATTAGACGCCGAAGACGGATCTGGAGATGGTATACTTCAATTACCAGAAGACTTCTGTAAAGAAGATGACTGGCGTGAGGGAGATCGTATCCTTATGGAAGTTATTGACGGTGCCATTAAAATGAAAAACTTAGATAGGAATAGACGTGAAGGTATATTTGAGCAAATACCGCTACCACTGGATTAGTCCATATACAATATTGGAAGTAGTCTTTTTTTGGCGTAAGATTGAATATGACGAACCTATCATTGATAAATGGTCGGATCGCCTGGCCCCTATTTGTCAAGGTATCCAAAAAGTTCTTGACTTTATTCATCCTAAGATTAACTATGTGAAGATTGATAAATGGGATACATGGAGTATGGATCATACTCTTTCTCACATTATTGTTCCAATGCTTAAACAGCTTAAGGAAACAAAACACGGTGCACCTTTTACAGACGATGAAGACGCACCTGAAGAACTTAAAAGTACATCTGCACCACCGAAGGAAAACGATTGGGATACAGATGAAAACCATTTTAAGCGATGGGACTGGATACTTAGTGAAATGATCTGGGCGTTTGAACAAAACCTAGATGATAAGAGCGAGGAAAAGTTCTTTGATCATGCTGAATGGGATGAAAGTGAGAAAGACTTCGGTAAAAATCTTCACAAGATTAAAATTGATCAACCAGGGCTTAAAGCCCATCAAGATCGTAAAGCAAACGGGTTCCGTTTATTTGGTAAATATTATTCAGGACTGTGGGATTGAGTATTTTAGTTATTACCCCTACAACAGGGTCACCTGAACTAGTAGATGCAATTAAGTCTGTACAAAATCAGACAAATAAAATAGTTGAACATCTCTTAGTTGTTGACGGTGTTCGTTTTTCAGATCGAGTTGACAATACATTATATGATGCAGGAATTAAAACGAATGGAAAACTTAGACGAATTGACCTACCATTTAACACCGGTAGCGGGGGCTTTTACGGTCACCGAATCATGGCTGGGTTTGGCCATCTTATCAATCACGATTATGTTCTCTTCCTAGATCAGGATAATTGGTTTGAACCCGATCACGTAGACACACTGATAAATATTATTGAGAGTAAAAAGCTTGATTGGGCTTATTCACTCAGACAAATTTTTGATAAAGATAAAAACTATGTTACAGCAGATAATTGTGAGTCTTTAGGTAGATGGCCAGCATGGGTAAACAAGGATGCTTACCTTATTGATACAAGCTCATATTGTTTTAGGACAGACTTTTATCGTCAAGTTTGCCACCTTTGGGATTACGGGTGGGGTGGTGATAGAAGATTTTATACTATTTTAAAAGATCATATTAAGCACGATAATTATACGTGCACTGGTAAATACACACTCAATTACAGGTTAGGGGGAAATGATGGATCAGTTCAAGCCGGATTCTTTATTGACGGGAACAGCAAACAAGCGGAAATTTATCCCAGAGGTTTTCCCTGGAACATGTAGACCAATAACGCGGGGTAGCTCAGTAGTAGAGCGCGGGACTCATAATCCCGAGGTCGGAGGCGCGCAACCTTCCCCCGCATCCCTTACCATTATACCTCCAAATATTATACTGGGGTATAACTGATGAAGGCGCTTATCCTCTCAGCATTATTATTTGTTAGTAATGCGTTCGCGGTTAACATTACCGCGAACAGTTGGTTAGAGACTGATGACCAAGGTAACTTGATTGAAGGATCAAACATTACCGAGGTTCGTTCTATTGCAAGCATTACCAAGTTAATGACCGTCATGGCCGTTCTAGATAATAATCAGAACATGCAGGAAAAAATTGGTAAGTATACCAGAGAACAACACATTCAACTGGCATTAGTAAAGTCAGATAATAATTCTGCAATGGTATTGTGCGATAACTTCCCAGGTGGTCGTTTTGAATGTGTTCGCTACATGAACGAAAAAGCAAATTACCTGGGTATGTTGAGAACTAAGTTTATAGAGCCAACAGGGCTCAGTCCAATGAATATCAGTACTGCGCTTGATTTATTAAAACTAGTATTTGAAGCAAGTCATTACCCAGAAATAATTCAAGCCAGTCGTACTGCTGTCTTAAGTATTCAGGTAGGAAAGAAAATACAAACATTTAATAACACCAACCCTATCGTTGGTAAACGTCATAGTTTTATTGTTAGTAAGACCGGAACAACAAATGCAGCCGGGGGCTGCATTGTGATGATGTTAGATACGGAAGCTGGTCGCCGTATCGTTATTGTACTTGGAAGTAAAAACGGCAAGGTACGAATACCTGAAGCCGAATATATCGTATCACAGAGTTAACGGTATCCAGAGCCATAGACCCTGGCTCATTAGTAGCGCAGCAATTGCACCAACTACTACACTTGCTGTATAAAGGGCAGGCGCAACAGCTAAGATACTAGCTGACAACAACACAATAGCAATTTGGAATGCAGAACCTGAAAACGTCAACCAGGGGGTCTGCTTGCGAATAGAATCACGTTCTTCTTCTAACTTACGAGCCTTTGCCATCAATTCTTTCTTACCTTCACCAGTTGCTGGATCTGATTCGTAACGGTCAATCTTTTCTTTAAGCTTATCTGCCTTTTTGAAGTCCTTCTGGGTGACAGCGTCATCCATTCGCATTTCAGTCAGGGTTTGTTTAATTGATTTAGCTTGATAAAATGCCCAAGTATCGTTTGCCTTTATCGTATTGTTAAGTACTTTACCGCTAAGGCCACTAGCAATATAGGTATTAATGGCCAAAAGAGCCGCAAGTACTGTAATAAGCCAGCCTGCTTTATCTTTGATTTGAGCCTCACGTTCGCTCCTACTTAAAGGTTTCTTCTCTTCTGCCATTTTATTTCCTTTACTTTTTAGCAATCATTGCTTGCAATTTCTCTTGCATTATCTTAGCCCAGAATGGTTGAGGAAAATTCCACCCGACAAATGCACCGATTGCGATCCATAATAGTGTATCTAGCATAATTCTTCCTTTTTGGTTAATTTTATAACGGTTATCATAAGGATAAATAAACAGAAGCTTGTTATAAATAATTATTTATGGAGTCATAATAATGAAGAATCTATTAGCCATGATGTTCTTGGCGTTTTCAACACTGGTAAGCGCGCAATTACCAACATCAACAGTTCCCCTTCCCCCAGATATTGCTGCAATTAAGAAAGCCAACGTTCTTATTGTAGCTATGACCAAAAAAGACAATCCCCCATTTTTCAGTGGGGATGAGGAAACTATTCATGGTCTCGATGTTGAGATTGCTCGACGAATTGGGGTCCTACTTGGTGTACCAGTTCAATTCAGACGCGATGCAGAAAGCTTCGCCGAAGTAGTAGAACAGGTTCGAGAAGGTAAAGCTGATATTGCTGTTAGTAAACTATCAGTAACTGGTCCTCGTCTACAAGTTGTTAGGTTCAGTGACCCCTACATTAAACTAAGACAAAGTTTAGTTATTAACCGTTTATGGCTAAGTCAAAACAGTCAAGGTCGTGAAGTTTATCAAGTCATTAGAGATTTCAATGGTAAGATAAGTTTCATTCGCAATTCAAGTTACGATACTTTTGCTCGCATTAATTTTCCTAACGCTCAATTTCTGCCTGAAGACAAATGGGACGTAATTATTGAAAAAGTGGTAAAGGGTGAAATTGCAGCCGCTTATCGCGACGAATTTGAAATTAAGAAAATTGCTTTTGAGAAACCAGAAGCTGCAATTAGTACCAAGAGTATTACAATCTCAGATAGTGTAGACAATATTGCTATAGCAGTAAATCCTAAATCGATTCAATTGTTAAGTATTGTAAATTACGTTATTAAGAATGAATACAACAACATTGACACTAAAAAGTTAATGGATCGATATAAAGCTGAAAAGAAATAAGGTTATAAAATGACTGTATCACATTTAAAAAGTTTCCTAGTTAGTCCTTGGACTATTTTAGGATCAATTGTTGTAGGTGTATTAAGTGGTGTGTATGCCCCTGAGTTTAGTTTAAACTTTGAGAGCTTAGGTTCCATTTATATCAGCTTACTTAAAGTTGTAGTTCTTCCATTCTTATTGGCAACTATTTTAGTTGGTATTATTGGATTACTACAAAAAGAAGGTAGTCAAACTCTAATTCGAAAA